TTCATCTTGAAGCACCCAGAGAAAGACCAAACAATGATAGGCTCAAACGGTGACGAGTTTAGAAGTCCTTGGCCTATGGAGAAAGTAATTAAAGCGATAAATAAATGTTAGCTATAATTGGAAAAGGTGGCTTTGGTAGAGAGGTCTATGCTTGGGTAAAGAACTCGCAGCACCCAAGTCAATACGTGGAATACTACGTTACCTCAGAATACGAAGGGAAACAAATTAAAGACATTCCTAAACGTGTGGCTTCTGTTATTGCAATAGGCGAACCAAAGAAACGTAAGGAAGTATCTAAGCTCTACAATTGGTACACGAACGTAATTCACAAGACTACTATCATAGGCGAGAATGTAAACTACGGAGAGGGGTGTATCTTCAGTCCTTACTCAGTAGTAACCGTTGATTGCAGAATAGGTAACCATTTACACATGAACCTCCACACGGACATAGGACACGACTGTACTATTGGCGATTTCGTTACAATGTCTCCAGGCTCTAGAATCTCAGGCAACTGCAAAATAGGTAACTGCGTTTACATCGGAAGCAACGCGGTAATAAGAGAAGGCGTTACAATCTGCGACAATGTCACAATAGGTGCGGGTGCAATAGTTCTTAACGATATCACAGAGTCAGGTACATACGTTGGAGTGCCTGCTAAACAAATTATTAAAAACGCTATTTAATAACGTGCCACACCCTACTAGAATATTCAATACTCCAGACGAGCTACTAGAAGCGTGGAAGGGTTATAAAGAAAACCTAACCGAGCAGAATAAAGAATGGCTACAGATTCAATACGTAGGCAGAAACGGAGAAAGGAAAGCCGACCCGCTTAAAGTACCTATGACCTTTGAAGGTTTTAAGAGATATTGCAGGGAGAACCACGGAGAAGTTGAGCAATACTTTACAAACCAAGACGAGTATTACACCGACTTCATTGGTGTCTGTTCGCATATAAAGGACGAGATTAGAGAGTGCCAAATAGTCGGAGGGCTGCTAGGGGTCTACAATCCCTCCATCACTCAAAGGCTCAACGGCCTAACAGAGAAGCAGGACATAGACCTAAAGACTCAAGTAAGCCCTTTCACTCCTTTCGATTTAGATGTTCCAGAGGACAACGGCTCAAGCTAAAATAGCGAAGCTACGTTCTAGGGTTAGAGTAGTCCAAGGCGGTACGTCTTCCTCCAAGACCTTCTCTATTATTCCCACGCTTATAATGTACTGCGTAAGCAATCCTGGAGCCGAGGTGTCTATAGTATCCGAGTCTGTCCCCCATTTGCGTAGGGGTGCAATACGTGACTTCATTAAGATTATGATAGCGATAGGTAATAGCCTAAACAACTGGAACAAGTCTACGTTAATCTACCACTTTGATAATGGGAGCTTTATAGAGTTCTTTAGCGCAGACCAATCGGATAAGCTAAGAGGAGCTAGGCGTGACGTTCTATTCGTTAACGAGGCTAACAATATAGACTGGGAGTCTTACCACCAAATGAGTGTAAGGACCAGGAAGTTTATCTACATTGACTACAACCCAACACAAGAGTTTTGGGCACACACGGAGTTAATAGGAAAGGAAGGCACAGACTTCGTAATACTAACCTACAAGGATAACGAAGCCCTAGAGCCTGCTATAGTTAAAGAGATAGAGATAGCTAGGGACAGAGCCAAAGACTCCCCCTATTGGGCTAATTGGTTTAAGGTCTACGGTGAAGGAAAGCTAGGAAGTTTGCAGGGCGTTATCTTCTCTAATTGGGAGCAATGCGAAAAGATGCCCGAACAATGGACATGGAAAGCCTACGGTATTGACTGGGGTTATACTAACGACCCTACTGCAATAGTGGAGGTCTGCGAGTTTGACGGTAAGATATGGGTTAACGAGATACTCTATGAGAAAGGATTAACGAACGCAGACATAGCTAAGAAGCTAGAGGGCTTCAGAGGTGCAGAGTTTATAGCAGATAGCGCAGAGCCTAAGAGTATAGAAGACATACGTAGACACGGCTTTAGGATTAGAGCTTGTCAGAAGGGGAGGGACTCTATTAGAAGCGGTATAGACAAACTTCAGCAGCAGCCTATAATGATAACGTCCAATTCTACCAATATCATTAAGGAAGTAAGGGGCTACGTCTGGGCTACTGACAGAACGGGTAAAGAAACGGGAGAACCTATAGACAGTTTTAACCACGCTTGGGACGCTATTCGATATGTAGTAATGGAAAAGAAACGAACTAGAAGCGGTAGCTATTCGATAAGATGACTACCTTAGTAAAATGAAAGTAGCAATAGTATCTAAGGGTGAGGGAGGTGTAGACTATCACAGACTTATTAAACCCTTCAGTCTCCTGGACTACGATGTAACTAGGTGCGAGGGTGTGAGTGATGAGATGCTAGACTATAACTTTGATGTAGTGGTGTTCTCTAGAATACTTCCAGTAAGAAAGCAGAAAGAGTTTATTAGGAAGCTTCAGCATAACGGTGCTTATGTTATCTGTGACATAGATGACCATTGGATATTATCTAGTAATCACGTAACCAAAAAGGTAGGAGACGCTTTTAGGCAGTTTTCAATAGATGCACTAATGTATGCAGACGAGGTTTGGTGTACGCACGAGCTGCTAGGAAAGGAAGTAGATAGGCTTAACGCTAATTGGTATGTTATCCCAAATGCCCTAGACTCTACCGAGGCACAATGGCAGCTAAAGAAGACACACAATAAACGCATAGGATGGGCAGGAGGTATTACGCACTTCCACGATTTAATGTTAACTAACGGGTGTTGGGGTGACACCGTGCCCGTAATAGCAGGCTTTAACGAGCATCCCGAATGGATAAAGCTTTCAGATAACTTCAGAGCAGATTACATTAACGCTTTGCCCGTAACGGATTACGGTCTGCTCTATGACCAGTTTGATATAGCTATAGCACCCTTAGAGGATAACAAGTTCAACACCATGAAGTCTAACCTAAAGATATTAGAGGCGGGTATGAAAGGATTACCTATCTTCGTGCAGAACATACATCCCTATACAGATGACTCTCAAGGAATTTTTAAAGTTAACGACTGGGCTGCCGCTATCCGTAAGGCAGAGACTATGGCCGTTGAGGAAGTCCAGGAAGCAGGTCTTGAGTTACGTAAATATATACTTGATAACTACGACCTACAAAAGATTAACCAACTGCGAAGAGATAGATTAGGATGAAAGACCCAATAGTTAAATCAGTAGTTAAGAAGTACGAGGAGCGTTCTAGGGTGGGCATACACAAGTACGGGACTACCTTACAAGATAATAGCTTACCTTTGAATGAGTGGTTAACACATTTGCAAGAGGAGTTAATGGATGCTACTTTGTATATTGAGAAATTAAAGCAAGAGCAATCTTACGACATTACGTTACAAGGTAACCAGAACGCCATCAGATGAAAGCAATATTCACATCTAAGCAAGGTCACCGTGTAATTGTTGAACCTTTAGAGAATCAATCTGAGGAGCAGCTAAGAAAGAAAGCCTTGCAGATTATGCGAAAAAGGAACATCGACTCAGAACTAACGATTGAGAAATAAGACAATATGAAGATAGACGTACCTACATCGTGGGAGAGCGTAACGCTCCAGGAGTATCAAGCTATTACTGCTCTATTTAAAGAGGCAGAAGATAAAGCGGTTAATCTAAAGAACAAAGCTAAAGAACTACACGACTATCACACAGAGTGCGCTCTAATCTCTACTCTAACGGGTACAGATATGGACGAGATACTAGCACTTAATAGGTCTGCACATAATCACATAATGAACGCTCTAGGCTTCCTTAGTGAGCCGATAACTGGAAAGGTTAAGACTAGGACTAGAATAAATAAGCGGTGGTACTACTTCGAAAAGAACGCTCGCAAAATTAACGGGGGGCAATGGGTTACTATTATGCACTTCCTGGAAGAGGAGGACAAGGTAGACGTAAACCTCCACAATCTACTAGCCTGCTTCGCATATCGCTACAAATGGATGAGAGCAAAGTATAACGGAAAGCTCCACGAGGACATAGCGAAAGATATGCTAGAGCTACCTATGACAACGGTCAAACCTTTGACAGATTTTTTTTTGCAGGATTGGCTGAAGTCCGTTCGCAATACGGCGGTCTATTTGGAGATAGAGGGGAAGAGGGTAAAGCGCAAAGCGGAGCGTCAGTTAGCACGTTCCAAAGCCGATACGGGTGGCTCTACACCATTGACGGACTAACAAACGGAAGACCCGAACTCTGGGACTTTTACTTTAATCTTAACATCTTAGAACTGCTTAACCGATTGGCGTATCAAAAAGCTAAAGGAGCTTATGAGAGGCAGCAGCAAAAGAGGAAGTAGGCTTATTTAGAATCATTCTAAATTAGGTAGTTTTCAACATTTTTTGTTTCGGGTATGTTAAAGAGTTGTATATTTACACTCAGAAACAAAGAAACAGAACGATGAATTACAGAATCGAAAACTCAGACGGAACTTTTTTAAATGCGGGAACGGGGCTAAACAGTTGGTTTACACTAGATGAAGCTAGAAAACTAGTTAACCGCAATATAGGTCAGCGCATAATTGAAACCGATGGCGTAAGAGAATTATGGGAAATTCTTTAAGTCGAGCGATGACATCAAGTGAAACAAGAGGACTAACGAAAGGGGCAACCATAAGAACGCCCTAAATCAACACAATCAACCGTTGCTTAATAGCGCGGTTTTTTTTATGTCAAACAAAAAGCGTTAAAGCCTATTTAATAGTATGGCTTCGAATCTATCACAAGCACTAAGAAGGGTAGGAGGGTTAACCGTGCAAAGGTTAGTGCAGGGTATTAACGAAAATAATTCGGGAGCTTCTGGAGACTTAGAGAAGTCTGTTTCTTTTAAGGTTAAGAAAGCACGTAAGGGAATAGACCTAGATATTATAATGCTAGACTACTGGGAGTATGTAGACGGTGGTAGACCTCCAGGACTGCGGCCTCCAATAGACAAGATAAAAGAGTGGCTAACCTATCCAAATACTAAGTCTAAACTAGACAGTAGCTCTAGTCTCAGTTTCACTAACATTGCAGAGGTTACTTCTTTAGCTTACATTATAGCTAAGAAGATAGGAGAGAAAGGAACGGAGGGTACGGACTTCGCTACTAACGTCTTTGAGAGTTCTTTGATAGAGAAGGAATTACCCGACATAGTATTAAATGCAGTTTATGAGGATGCTAGTAATGCTATTGACGAATTGATTACTACATTTGCATAGTTCGTTTTGTTTTGTTTAGTTAGCCCTTGCTTAATAGCGGGGCTTTCTTTTTGTAAAAACATTTGTGTAGCGTTTCTATTTAGTAGTATGGCAGTAGTAATTATGAACCAACCCGCAGCCTATGGGCTTGCTTATAATGATAATGACTTTGTATTTAGGTCTACTAACTATACACCTACGCAACGGTTTAAGATTATGGTGTTTCCGTCTACGTATCCAACAGATCCTATATTAGCAACGGTTAGAGTCTATCCTAGACAAGCTACTAACGGCTCAGTAGAGAGGGCTTTTTACGACCCTAGCAGAATACTTCAAACCCAAATATCTAAACAAATAGAGATACCTGGAGCCAGTCACGCAGGAGGGTTTAATGCTAATAATATTCACACAGAATACTTTTTATCTATCCAAGAGGAGGACAAGGTAGGAGGCGTTTACGTTGGCGGTGCTATAAACTTCTCAGAATTACGGAGCGTCTGGAACGGTGTACAAAATAAAGTAAACTGGCTAGACTTCAATTATGACTCTTACGACATGAAGTCGGGTAATAACCTAAGAAGCCCACTAACTCAAGCTCCACTAACGCAGTACATAGACACCTCCCAAAGTGCGTTTCTTTACTTTCTGTCCTCCGATAATAATGCTTCGGGTTGCCTAGTAAATTCGTATGACGCAGACGGTAACTCTTTGCAGACTGGTAGTTTCTCCTTTTCCATAAATAACAAGTATGGATACGTTGCAGTAGGAACTTATGACCTAATTAACTCCGACCCTACTATGTGGGCAGGTTCTACACCGTCAACTATTATAGACGGAGCTTCTTATTATGATGTGACGTTAAAAAGCGGTGGGGGTGTACACAAGACCGTTAGATACTACATAGACGCCAAGTGTTCAAAGTACGAGCCGATTAGACTGCATTGGCTCAATAGACTAGGCGGTATAGACTCGTTTAATTTTAATCTAAAGAGTGAAGAGGAGACAAGTATTAAACGGTCTACCTACCTCCAGGAAGAGCACGAGTTTACTGGTAACCAATGGAAGTATGAAAAGACTAGTAGAGGGGCTACAGACTACCATATAAAAACACAAGATAAGCTAGTAGTTAATACGCCTTATCTAACAGAATCAGAAAGCGTATGGATGCAGGACTTTGCTAGTTCTCCTGCAATATACCAAGAGGTTAATAATGAACTAATAGCAATGTCTGGAAAGCCTAAAAAGATAAAGCACCAAACTAGTTTAAATGACAAGCTGATGCAATACACTTTCGAACTAGACTACTCATTAAATAACAACCGTCAACGTGGGTGAGGTAGTAATAGAAGGGCGTAGGTTAGATGTAAAGGACGGGTTAGACTTCTCTTTCAATTACTCTATTGCAGATGTTCGCGACCCTAATAAGCGGAGCACCGAATACTCCAAGACTATTAAGTGTCCAAGCACTCCGAGTAATGATGAGCTATTTGGTAACATTTGGGACGTTAACATATCGAATCCTAACGACCCTATTTTAACTAACATCGAAACCAACTTCAACCCGAATAAGAAAGCAGAAGCAAGGGTAACGGCTGACGGTGTGGAGGTAATGACGGGTGTAGTTCAGCTTAGAGCTATTAACATCTTAGACGGTAAGATTGACTATGAAGTTGTATTTATTGGAAAGCTTAAAAACATCTTTTCAATATTAGGCGATAAAGAACTAAACGGGTTAGACGATAGCGGGTTTCCTTATATTGACTTCAGCGATTTAGACCATGACTACACGTATAGCGAAATAGTGTCTAGTTGGAATAACACAACGGGCTACGTTTATCCGATGTTGGATTACGGAGTAGTTGAACCGTTCCAGATAAACAATGTTGATACGTGGAAGGTTGAGCAATTTAGACCAGCAGTCTTTTTAAAAGACATTGTAGATAGAATCTTTGCTTTCGCAGGCTTCACTTATACAAGTGACTTCTTTGATTCTGCGCCTTTTAATAGGTTAATAGTTCCGTGGACTAACGAGGGTTTTGTAGTGTCTGAGTCTGAGTTAGCGATTAGAGAGACTACGGCAAGCGTTCCGTCAGACATAGATATTAACGTAGAGTTTTACCCTAATTGGCCGCTTGGCGGGAGCTTTACAGAATCTTGGAGAATAGACTTTAATCAATTAGTAGACCCTAATAACAATTGGTCAAATGCTAATGATGAGTACACAGTTCCCGAAGACGGTTATTATTCTTTTGTGTCTCAACTTTCATACACTTCAGAGCGAACAAGTGTAACGGGAATACCAACACCACAACCCGACCCAATCAATGTTATCTATGCTTGGGTTAGATTTAAAAGGTATAGCGTAACAAGTGGATTAACTACTATTATATCAGACCAGGTAGCAGATTTTAGAGGAAGCGGAACGCCAATAATAGGCGAAACATTTACGGAAACATTAGCATTTTCTTGTCCTGCAATTGAACTAGAAGAAAACGACCTTATATGGATGGAAGTTTATTCTATTCCTTCAAGTCTAACGGGACTAGCAAACTTTCAAATTGACATAACTGCGGGAATTTTCGAGTCTCAAGTAGCAATAGAACAAATAACACAAGGTCAAGAAATACCAATGAACGCATTAGTTCCTACCATTGGAATGAATGACATGATTCTATCTATATTTAAAATGTTTAATCTTTACATAGAGATAGAAAAAGCAAACGAAACAAACCTTATCATAGAAACGAGGGATAACTTTTATTTAGGTGGTATTAAAAGAGATTGGAATCATAAACTAGCACGAGACAAAAAAGCAAAGATTGTTCCTTTAGGTTCATTAACAGACAAGAAATACATCTATACGTATCAAGAAGACGAGGACTACGACAACGCTAAGTATCAAGGGAAATACCAAAGAGTCTACGGTGATGCGCAAGTAGAAATAGATAACGACTTTGTAAAGTCTGAGAAAAAAGTAGAGGTTGAGTTTTCGCCTACGGTGTTAGTTAATGACAGAAACTCTAACAGGATAGTTGGTAGGATTTACTCAGAAGATATTGACGAAGGAATACAACAGACAGACCACAATATAAGGCTATTGTATTGGGGTGGGTTACTACCCTCAAGTCCTCAATGGGGATTTCTATATACAGACCCTACTGCAACAGTAGCACTACAAGACTTCTACCCGTATGCAGGACATTGGAATAACCCTATAACTCCGACGCTAGATTTTAACTTTGGGTTAGTTAAGGAATTGAGATACACGGCTAACGGGTACACGGGGCAACTTCAAGTAACTAACGCGAATCTGTTTAATGTGTATCATAAAGCATACTTCTTAGAGATAACAGACAAAGACTCTAAAATGTTAACGGCTGAGTTTTATCTAACACCTTGGGATATTGCAAAGCTAGATTTTCGTGACCAGATAATTGTAGATAATTCCTACTGGAGAATAAACAAGGTTATGAACTACAACCCTTTTAAAGAGGGATTAACAAAAGTTGAGTTAATTAAGGTTCTTGATATAGTACCGCAAGAAGTAGAAACGTCTGTTGTAGGCAGAGGCAATACTATAAATGATGGGTTAGGAGTTGTTAAGACGCCAAGAGTTCAATCATTAAAACGCTCGAATAATATCTTTCCAGATTTTCAAGGCAATGTAAAAGGTCAACGGAATAGAGTTGGTGCGGGTGCTTTTGATTTTAAGATACTAGGAAACGACAACCAAGTAGGAGAAGGTGCAAACAACATAACTATACTAGGAAACAATAACCAGGTAAACGCAGGATTAAATAACGTAGTTATAATCAACTCAGACAGTCAAGTAGTAACTGAGTCTAACACAACTATAATAGACGGTAAAAAGCAATGGCATTACGTAGACGCTACAACTACTTACACCGCTTCAGATAGAGAGTTCGTTCTAGCAGACGCTACTAGTGGAGCTTTCACGGTAACACTTCCATCCGTTACAGATTCAGCAGACGTTTGGATTAACGTAAAGAAAACTGATTCGAGCGCAAACATAGTAACCGTGTCTCCTGGAGCTATCGGTTTTATAGATGGTGCGGCAACACAAACACTAACCACGCAATATGAGGCAGTTGATTTTTATTGTGACGGTTCTAACTGGTTTATAAGATGACATACATAAGTAATAAAGAGTACCTAATAGAAGTGTCTAAGGGCAATGTCTCAGGAGCTTCAATAGTTCAGAAGTTCGGAAGTAACGAGGGCGTTAGTACCTCTTGGGAGGTCGTTAGTAGTAACGGTCTTTACGAAATGCCTACAACTGCACAAAGTTTAGAGTTTGTGAGTTCTAGTGCTGCTGACGCTCTTAATGGTGTGGGTGCTCACGAGCTAACTATCATAGGTCTTAACGCTAGTTGGGAAGAGCAGACGGTAGTAATGGCAACCCACGCAACAGACGGGACTACTGCCGTAGCTATTACGGGTACTTGGACAAGAGTCTATAGAGCCTATGTTAGCTCATCTGGAACATACGCAACCGCTACAAGTGGTTCACACGTTGGAACTATTGACATACAAGGTTCTGGAGGTGGTACAGTCTACGCTCAGATTGGGTTAATTAGTACGTTTCCCGCAGGGCAAACTGCTATCTCTGCCTATACTATTCCATCGGGTAAAACGGGCTACTTCTTAGGAAAGACAATAAGCCCAGAAGCTAACAAGCCCACGAGCGTTAATTTATTCATTAGAGAAAACGCAGACGATGTAACTACATCTTACGGGGCTATGAGAATTATAGAACTAGTCTACGGACTAGAAGCTCCTTTCGTTCACTCTTCAGTAGCCCCATTGGCTAAACTTCCTGCAAAGACAGACCTAGGGTTTCTTGCTAAAGTAGCAACTGGCACGGGGAAAATTAGCGTAGACTTCGAACTCCTTTTAATAGATAACTAATGGCAGACAAAAAGACAATCGCTTTAAAAGTAACCGTTGACACTTCAGAGGTCGAGGAAAGCGTAGAGAGAACTACAGAGACTGTAGAAGGGTTAGGAGATGCCACTAAGAAGACTAGCGGTGAGATGAAGCAGGGCTTTAAATCTGCGGAGCAAGGCACTAAGGGTCTAGGTAGTTCTATTAGTGGCCTTATTAAATCTCTTGGAATCATTGGCGTAGCTATGGCAGTATTCACTTTTATGAAGGATATGCTAATGAAGAACCAGAAGGTTATGGACGCTTTAAGCACCGCTACAACTGCTTTTGAAATTATTCTTAACAGACTGTTTGATTTATTGCCGTCTGTTGGGGATAGTATGACTTCAGCCTTTGACAACCCTAGAGAAGCAGTTGTAAAACTCTGGGAGATGATAAAAACCAATTTCATCAACAGACTAGAGGGCGTTATTCTTTTGGCTCAAGCTGCAGGGAAAGTTATAAAGGCCGCGTTTGATTTAGATTTAGACGCAGCAACCGAAGGTGCAATAGACTTTAGTTCCGCTATGATGCAGATAGGTTCTGGTTTGGATAGAGAGCAGCAGGAAGCCATAATAAACGGAGTTAAGGAGTTTGCGGTGGAAGCAGTTAAAGCTACGGAAGCAGCAGTAGGACAAGCAGATGCGCTCACTAAACTAAAAAACGAGCTAGAGCTTTTAGAGGCGGGTCAAAAAAAGGTACAAATGACCTACCAAAGAGACGCAGAACTCCAGAGACAAGCGCGTGACGATATACGGTTAACACTTGCAGAACGTATAGAAGCAAACGATAAGCTAGGAAAGATACTAGAAGACCAAATAAAAGTAGAGCAAGTACTAGCAGATAAACGCCTAGCGTTAGCGATAAAAGAAAGGGACTTACTAGGGGCTACTACAGAACGTAAGGCCGCAGTACTCATAGCAGAAGGAGAACTAGCAGACCTAAGAGAACGGATAGCAGGACAAAGGTCTGAGCAGTTAACCAACGAAGCAGCACTAGAAAAAGAACTATTCGACCTTCAGCAAGAGATAAGAGTAGCAACCCTAGACAATAGAGAGAAAGAACTTGAAGAACTAGACATCTATTATGAAGCACTACAAGAAAAAGCGCGTCTAGCGGGTGAATCTGAAATTGAAATTGAAGCAGCTAAAATTAAAGCACTAGAAGACCTAAAAGCAAAGCACATAAAAGAGGACTTAGACGCTGAAGCAAAAGCAACTAAAGACCGTGTTGATATGCAGAACAAGGAAAAGGACGCTAGACTAAACGCAGCTAGTGGTATGATTTCGGGTTTAGGTTCATTAGTGGAGGCTTTGGGTAATCAGTCTAAAGCAAGTGTAGCTATTCAAAAGACTCTAGCTATAGCACAGATAGCAATAGACACGGCTAAGAGTATTAGTGCAGGAATTGCAGGGGCTACAACCTCCGCAACTGCAACGGGTCCAGGGGCGTTTGTAGCTACTCCCGTGTTTATAGCTACGACTATAGCGACTATTCTAAGTGCAGTAGGTTCTGCGGTTGGAATCCTTAACTCTGTTCCTGGAGGTGGAGGAGGCGCAACTGTTCCAAGTGTTAGCGTACCAACGGCAGCAGCAGCTCCTTCGTTTAATCCAGTTACAACTAACACCACAGAACTAGGCAACACAGAAGCGGCTGAACTTGCACCCGTTCAAGCCTTCGTAGTGGAGACACAGATAACGGGCAACCAAGAGAACGTAAACCAAATAGAAGGGCAGGCAGAGTTTGGTGGATAAACAAAACAAATTAAACGCTATTTAGTACTATGGAAAAGTTCCCACTA